TTTACCCCAGTCAATTACAAACTCTGCTTTACCAAATGGTGCTGCACATTTGTTCTTAATCACCTCTACAGTAGTCTTGTTGCTTTCGTTCTCTTTGTCAACAGATTTGTTTACTTTCATCCTCATGTCTGAGTAGAACTTCCATGCAAGACCACCGGTTGACTGGTTAGGATCACCATAGCCACCAATGTTCTGACGGATCTGTGATATACCTATCAGTGTACACCTGTTAGCTTTCAGATGAGGCTTGATCTTACCGAGACCCTGACTGTTCAATCTTGCCTGTAAACCGATAGTTGCATCACCTACCTCACCTTCTACTACCTTTTTAGGCATTGCTGCAGTATGTGAGTCATGTACTACCAAACGTACATTGCCGGTTTTGATCAGCTCCTCAGTCATGTTGTAACCATCTTCCATGCACTCTGGCTGGATAATGATCAGCTTTTCCATGTCTACTCCCAGAGCAGTTGCATAAGTTCTATCAAATGCTTGCTCGTAATCTACCAGTACACATTTACCCGGTAACTTTTGGAAGTTAGCTATTGCATGTAAGGTCATAGTTGATTTACCTGATGACTCCATGCCTAAGAGTTCTATGAGTTTACCTACAGGTAGACCTCCAAGATTGGTAGCCAGATTTACGGTAAGAGAACCACTATCTACTATCTCTAACTCTTCTTTAGTATCCCGGCCCATGATGATGGTACCAGAACCATACCTCTTCTCTAATGCTTTTAATTTCTCGAGAAGGGAATCTTTCTCCTGATCGGAGTTCTCCAATTTTGCAATTTTTGCCATATATTTTGTTTGATTTTTTTAAAAAAAGAAAGGGATTAAATTTACGAAAAATCTAACCCCTTTCCAAGACTTTGAGCACATATTTATTGCTCGTATTTCTTTTTCCATCTTTCAATGGCAACCTCATTAGGGACATCAATATCCACTTGAATGTAGGTTGTTTTGGATACCTTTATAGTCTTTACTCTACTCGGATCTATGACCTTTGTAGGTAGCTTTGGTACCTCTTTTTTGGGTTCTTTGGGGCTAGGCATCTTTGATTCTGATTTAACACGTAAGTCTTTAGGTGTCAGTATCTTTTTTACTGTTGGAGTTTTTGGTTCATCAGGTATTTTCTTTCTTCCTCCTGGTGCCTTATAATCTTTTCTTTCCTTATAAGGCTGTCCATCTGCTCTACCAATCTGCTTCCATACACCATCTATCTTTACCTCTTTATACCTTATACCTTTTTGCAACCTGGTCCTCATATGACCATCGGGTGTTGTATAGTGCATGTTTGGCAAAGGTACTCCTCTTTGCCTCCAAAATGTCATTGATGAGGCCAAAGATTTTTGTGTTACACCTAATTCAGCAGCAACAGTCTTACACATTACACCATCTTCTAATCTTTTGACTACATATACAATTGTTTTCTTCCAATCTATTGAGCCATCTTTACGTGTATGCTTAATTACTTGTGTCATAATCAATATCCAGATTTACTATCCCTTTACTGTAATGCATTGCAAAACTTGTACTCCAGATACCACTTTCTACATGCCATGCAATATCTCCCATCAATTCCCTGATACCACGATAGCGATAGCCTCTTACATGAAAACCGTCCCATGCAGCAACAATATCTTCTTCTGTAAGTTTTAACAAAGTTGGATCTGCAAAACCGGTTGTGTCACAGAAGATATAGATCATTGGTAAGATTGTATAACTTTCCAGACCATGTGAATATGCCCATTCTTTAAGTGCATATGCATATAAGCCGGCTTGGAGGTAATAACCAAATTTCAGATATGCTCTCTGGGGATCTTCATTGTCCCATGATGTTTTCCAATCTATTGGCTGGATTGTTTTCTCTTCATGGTTCACAATTGCTTTGTCGATCATTGATTTGTAAGGAACATCTCCTACTTTGAACTGAATGGTCAGTTCATTAAACACATCAATACCTTTCTCAGAACGGACATTTGCATACACATGTGTGTAAGAATGTCCACGAAGCTTTGATACGATCTGCTCTGCTTTAGTGATCAGACTTACAGATACTGCAGACTTTCCTATTGTAAGAAGAAGTTCTTTGTAATAAATCTCAGCATCTGATCCTTCGAACATTACCAGGATCTTTTCTACATCTTTGCCTTTGAACTTAACTTCTTTGCCGGACTCATCATACTTTACATTCTGTACTGCATCGCTAAACAATGTCATGAAACTTTCTGTTTGCACTCCATCATTCAATCCTATCAAAGTACGCTTAAACAAAGCATCTGCAAGTTCCTTCATTTGACCAGAAGGTTCTACTGCAGATAGCATATGAAACTTATCTTCAAACTTCTGCTCTGCTAAGAAACAGTGTACCAGGCTACCAAGCAACGTAGCAGTCGATTCTGTCTCCTTTTTCGGGTTACCCAATACAAACTCCTTATAAAACTTCTCCCTGTCTGTATCAAAGCTTTTGAGGGCACTGTACGACAGTATATCTTTCAGCCCCCTGTAATCTTTCTCGGAGAGCTGGTTCTTTTCTACTCTTGCTGCTAATTCCATTATTGAAACAATGTTTTAAGTTCAACTTTTTCAAACCCTTCAGGCTTGATTACCTTTCCATCTTCTCTTTTGTGTACAAGACCGTCTGACCATAATTTAGCCATGTTATTTTTGTGCACCAGATCCCACATATCTTCCATCTTGTCTATAAGACCATATTCACATGCTGTACCAAGCAGGATATACAGGATATCAGTAAGTGCATCACCTACCTCTACTATATCATTATCCTGGTTAGCTTGTTTGAGCTCATCCAGCTCTTCCTGTAGGAGTTTTACTCTCAGCTCCTGTATTTCCTTTGCTGGCATAGTTGGTACTGGGAGTACGTTGCATTCAAATGCTATTTGAAATGCTTTGATGTCTGCTATTTCTTTTCTCATTATTGGTTCTTTAAACTGTTTACGTATTCTTCTAATGTTCTTACCGGCCAGTGAATTACTCTCTTTTTACCGGTAGGACTTACTAACCAGGCTTTTGGAGTAAAGGTTTTTTCAAAAAGTTTATGGGGCTGGATCAGGTTTACAAATATCTGGTGCCTTTGCCACATCCACTTTTGATTGATCTTAAAGAGTCGAGTCATGTTGTTCTGATCAAAGTCTGGTTTTACTTCTATCCAAGTAGATGAACCTTGAGAAATAAAAGGTTTCTCAAACTTTTTTGGTACAAACCCTGTAAAGACATTTGTAAATAGATCACAACCTTTAGTTGTCCAACTAATAATAAACTCCGGTGTATACACATGATCCTCAAGCAGTATTTGATTTTTTTGCACCGTTTTAGTTTTTGTTTTCATCTCAACTACTTCGGTGTATTTATTTTCTAACCTGTCCGAGAGTGATATAGGACCAGCTCTTTGTATGTTAAAAACATAGCCAGCTTCCATAAGCTCTTCAAAATACATGATTGTCATTACCTCCTCTTGGGAGTCAACAGCTATGCCGTTGTAATACTTCTGTTCTTTTTTCTCTTTAGCCATTGTCTGTTGTTTTTTCTGCTGTTAACAATCTAAGAAATCTATCTGCAGCACTATTTGCTATTTCATGTATATCTCCATGTGATACTTTTGCCTGTGGTAGATGGTTATCTGTATACTCATCATACATTGCCATAGCTATATTAGCTTTCCATGATTCATAATAACCTTCATCTTGTTTGAGTGCTTCTATTACCATTTGTACAGCACATTTCAGTAGTTCTGCCTGTAGTAACTGCTTATTATATGCCTCATGAGTATCATACTCACCAGACATTCCTTCTTTTACCCAGTTATCATGATGGTTATATGTCTTCCAGCCATTAGCTTTTAAATACTCTACCATATCAGGTAATTTACTACCACCTGCTCTCATGTCCTCAAACATGTCATTTTTGTTCTGTTCCATTCTCTGTTATTTTTGTTGTGTCATATTCTACTGCACTACATATTCTTCTATACTCACCTTTCCAGGTAGCAGGTTGTCCGTCATTTCTATTGTCCAAGTATCTAACTGTAATCTCCCCACTTTCTGTAATACCTTTTACATATGCTTCATTTTCGGCAGTTTTTGTTTTAGGATTCCAGTAGGCTATTACATCTCCATACCTGACACAAGGTTCTGTAATAGATACTCTAAATTTTTCTGGATGTTCTTTGCGATATTTCCTTGCATACTCTTCTTGTTCTTTGTCATATGCTGACTGACCTATTAGTGCTATTCTGGCATCCCTGTCTTCATCATAGCAATCTCTTGTAAATAATCCCATATTACTTTATGTTTAAAAATTTCATAATAGTCCTAAGTTCATTAATAGATTTACATTCTCCTCTAAACCACTTTACGTTCTTTGGGTAGTCATATACTTCAGTTTTTCCATCCTCTGATTTAGTTGGATCTTTTACAGTAACAGCAAGTATATGAGAATCATAATCATAACCAAGCATCATATTTTGCATATCAAAGCCTACCTGATTGGGTTTGTCATTCTTACCAAACCAGTCTGTTAGTTTTCTACAATTTTTCCAACCTAATGATTCTATATCACTTTGATCAAGGTAGCGAGTTCTTATGTAGTCTTTTACACTATCACCATGTATATTACAAAATCTAAGATACCTTCTAAGATCATCTACAGTTAATTTATCTTTTACTATATCATCTTCAAGGCTTATATCAAATGCACCTTTACAGGTAGTATGTTCACATTCATACCCAACATGTAGCTCTGAAATGTCTGGGGTATAGTATTTATTCTGTTGTTCCATTACCCAAAAGATTTACGAGCAGCTTGCTCATTGTCAAAAAATCTACAAGCCCAATAACTATTATTATCCGGATTGTAATAACCACACATATCCCACTCAAGAGATTTCATAGCATTTACACAAGTTTCTTGGAATGTATTACCTTTCCACAGTGTACATGATTCATTAGTAAGATTAAGCTGAAAAGCTGTTCCATGTTCTCCAGTAGCAGCATATCCTTCTATCCACACCTGATACTCATTTTTACCATCTTGTACCTGCTGAGTATATACTGGTTTTGGTTTTTCTTCCGGTGCTTTATAGTCACTTACGTCAAAGATGATAAATTCAAATGACGTTAATGGTTTACTCTGTTGTTCCATATTTCTGAAGTCGTTTTATCATTTGTAAATTCTTAATCATCTGTCTGATTTTTTTATAACCAGCAGTATTTGTTATTACATGAACTATTCTTTTTTTAACAGGTGCTCTTTTATAAAAGAATCCAAAGATTTCTTTTTTAAAAAGGTTTGTAGAAAACTCACTTTTATTAAGTTGTATTTGGAACTGCTTTCCATCTATACCTGGTTGTAATTGTTTCCACAAACCTTTATTCTGTTCTTCCATCTTGTTTTAGTTTTTCTAAATTTTTTAATAACAACTCTGTAGCACCTTTCCACTTTTCGGATTCTTTTAATAAATCTTCAATATCCCATAACCAAATTTCCCAATCGTCTGATGTGAAATGTTGTTCTACTGTATCTTGAGGATAATGTTCATAACTATCTTCATTTACATCATGTATTCTCATTAAGGATAATTCAGGATTATCAGGATCTATTAAATACCTAGTACCAGAACTACCAGAATCATCCCAATATTCTCCAAATCCTAATAGGGTTATTATTTCTTCAGTTAAGGCAATAGAGTATTTATTCTGTTCTTCCATAATTAATAGATTTTAGATAATTATCTCTTTCTTCCCATGCAGCCATTTCATTTTCTTGTAAAGATATTGTACCTGTCCAAATTACTTTTTGTGTTCCGTCTGAATATCTTTCTGAAACTATTCTGTAATGAGGATACTCATCTGACCACTTTTCTCCCAAGGCTATTTTAAGCTGTTGTTCCATTCTGTTCTTCTTTTAGCTTTTTATAAAGTGCTTCTTCATATTCTGATCTATTTGTTTTATTCTCTAACCACATTAGATGACCAGATACATGTTCTTTTGTTTCGTACTCTTCTTTTGTCATGCTCCCCCATGTAAACTTTTCATTTAGTGCCTTTTCCATCTTAGTTAAATTCTATTGGTTACACTTTATCATATGTTTTTTCAAAAATATCTGGCTTGCATGGGTAGAACTCACCATTAACACCTTTAATAACAAAATCGCCTATAGATGCCAACATTACACCTTCAAGTGTTTGTATGTACAATCCTGTGTATGGTGTATTTTCATCAGGGAAATCGTTGCTATAATGCTTCCTGCAATTACTGCCGACAAAATCGTTTATGTCGTTTGCGTTACTTTCGGTTAATTGTATCGCCTCAATTACTACTGGTTTTTTTCTGTATTGCATAATTGTTTGTTTTAGTTAAATTCTATTGGTTCCAATTGTTTTAGTATCTCTTTCCACAACTCTCTATCTTGGTATTCACAGAGAATGTTACCACTCTTACAGTAGTACTGTATACTGTTGTTGTCTTTTCTATCACTCCATGATTGATAACCATAGATGTCTTTCATCTTCACCTTGAGGTGAGTGTAGCCATCTATAGTTATCTTCAGGGAGTAGAAGTTAGTGGTTATCTTAACTACCATATTTTATACATTTATCGTGTAATACTTCTTAGCAAATAATAAAATAATAATACAACTATTATCAGTATGGTAGAAACAATAATTAATGCAATTTTCATTTTTTAAGATTTTTATTTATACAATAATTTCTTTTTCTATTAATATCATTTTTACACTTTCCCAATCTACAAAAGGCCTTTCTTCTAAACTAGTATAAATAAGTGGACAACCCAATGCAGCATCATCAATATATAACTGAGCATAACACTTATTACTTTCTGTCCATTCTTTTTGAGTAGGGTTATAACCTACACCATAAAGAATAAGGTCATTATCTTCAAACCAACTAACTGCTTCTTGTAATTCTTTTCCACTTCTCATAGTAAAAAGAATTAATTGATTTCCAGATTCCATTAATCTTTTTAATACAGGAACAGCTCCTATATCTTTTCCTATCTTTGGGTATTCATGTGTTACTACTGTGCCGTCAAAATCAATTGCTATTTCCATCTTCTTCTAATTTTAGTAAAAAATCATTTGGATCAATTTCCTGCTTACCTAGCTTATAAGATTTCTTTTGTTTTTCATAATCAGGATGTGACTTTACTTCATCAATCAAATCCTCTAAATCTCTATTTTTTACAGCAGGTTGTTTTGCAGGAAGTTCTGCAAGATACCGTCTTCTGAGTGAGTAAGCAAGAACATCTGCCATTTCTGTTATGTGCTGTACATTTACTTCTTCACCTCTTGCATCACCTATATAAGTGTGTAGTGCATCAAACAACACCTGACCAAAGCCAGGTGTGTCTAATACTGCTAATTTAGTCTTTGCTTGCTTCATTTTCTAGTTTTGTCTGTAAAGATAATAGGTTGTACCATTTACTTCCTGCTCTTCTTCTATGCCTTTTTCCACATGTATTCATATGCAGTTTTTCTTTTACCATTACATACTGAGTGAATATTTTTATTTGCATTTTTGATTTTTAGATGGTTTTCTACTTCTCCCATGTTATTGAATATATTTAGTATATTGCCTTCTTTATTCATCTGAATGAACTTATTATTAGGGTATGCAGTATTTATTCTTTCTATTCTTTTTTGGATTTCCTCTTGATTGTGTTCCTTTATCCATATGAACCCATGTGCTGAGGGTTTGACTCCGTTTACTGCTCTGCATATAGATGTTCCACCAAATATTTTATTTGCTTCCATACTACTAGCCCATTCTTTTATGAACTCTCCAGACATACTATATTGTCTGATTTTTATCATGACCTTTAACCTTCTCTTTTCTATTGTTTCTTTAGAAGGTTTTCTACCCAGTGCCATATTTCTTAGTCTTAACTTCTCTTCTTCTGATATCTTTTTACCTATTAGTTTTTTAGTTCTTTTTTCAATATGTTCAGCTGTTTGTTTATAGCCAGACATTCCTCCTGCTTTTGGACATAGATTATATATTGGTTTTAGAGAGTCTATATATAGCTGCTCATTGACGATTAGAATGTCTTTTTCACATATATGTAGGATGTCAAAGAGAAATGCATCTTTACCATATTTATTATAGGATCGCTGTAACCGAGTATTAGGATGTATCTGCTGCTTTAGATCAGTTAGATGTCTTCTCCATCTTTTTTCTATATTAACAGACGATCCTATATAGTAGTCTTGGGTTATACTATTTGTTATTTTATATATACCTATGGTCATTTTCTAGCTATTTTGTTCAGTAGTATTTTATGTAAAGATACTGAGAATTAACTAGAAAATGACCTCTTCCATCAGAATTTATTGTTTGTATAGGTAGTATTCAGTGCCATTAACTGTTTGACTACGTTCTATTCCATCATGCCCAGACAAACAGTGACCTCTTCCATCCATACGTGCATCACTTTTCCAAGCATCTTCATCAAAGTAGTTACGTATACTTTGAGGTATTTCAAGACACTCATCTATATAGTTTTCAAGACTCTCATCCCATGCATCATCTGCTTCACTATCTGTATATACTAACCAGTCACTAGTTCTCTCATCATATTCTTCTACATCTACTTCTGTACCGTTATCTTCTAACCACTCTTCAAAGGATAATGTTTCAACATCAATACCTTCATTTTCCATAAGGTAGTCTCCCCAATTTTCTCTCATTCCTTCTTCAGTACCTTCCCATATCTTTACATCATCTCCTGTACCAGTAGTAAACCATACAAGATCATCTACCTCTTGCATCAAAGCAAGACTCTTTTCTATTTCTGTTGTCAGTTCCATTTATTCTTTTGTTATCCTGTTATCCCAAATAGTTTTATCGTCTTCATAAACCTCTATTGTAGCATCACCGTTATTTTGCTCCGGTGTAATTGATACTTCTGTATCACAAAGATTTTCCCATTCATAAGCTAATTCTTCTGCAAATAAGTAATTAGAACCTTCTCCACTTTTAAGAGCTTCTACTACCTGATCCAAGTCTACATCTTCTTCCAAATATGCACGACACCAGGTTGTTACTTTAAAATCAACATACTTTCTTGACATGTTATATCCATTTAAGTTGTTTAGCAATATTGTTTACCTCTTCCATTTTTATTCTGTGACAGCCTACTATGATCCTTTGATCAGTTATCTCTGTTACATTATAAAGGTCTAACAGTTTATAGTTACAGCATTCCTCTGAGTTACATCCACCTTTAGCAAGAATTACCTGTATATATCTGTAGAATTTCTTAGCTACTTCTACAGGTACTTGTACATTTTGAGATGTTTCAATACGTTCTTTCTCTGCATTGTATCTAAGAAGATCAGGTTGTGATGAGTTACTACCATATCTGTGTCTTTTCTTTTGTACATATGGGTTATATGCCTCAAAGTTTCTCCATTTCTCTATTTGTTCAGCATTATCTCTCAGCTCTTTTTTCTCTCTTGCTATCCTTGCTTTTTCTTGCTTTTCTAAAAGTAAAGGATCTGCTAACCTTTCAGCTTTCTTCTTACTATACTCTTCTATCTGGTTTTCCCACTTATCAGACTTTGCATCAGCTATAAGAGCTTTAGTAAACTTGTCTACCTTTAGTTTAAAGAATGCTATGTAGGTTTCTAATTGTCCCACACAAGATCTTGCACTTCTTACATACCACTCTTTATTCTCTCTTGCTGAAGTTGCTTGTTTTAAAAACCTTTCAATCTTTGCTCTCCAAATACTATTATTAGCATCATGATCAGGTGTAGAATAATATCCTGGCACCTTTGGCATGTAAAGCTTGTCAAGATGTCGTGTTGCTGCACTTACTGAACTTACATGCTTACCGGTAGTCTTACTATAAGTATCTAAAGTAAAAAAGATAGTTGTTTTACCTTTAGCATCTACATATCTTTTGGCTATAGGAAAATGTCTACCAAAGCTATATATAACATCATTCTCCACATACCCACTACCAAACCTACAATCTCTACCTGGTTCATTAGCAAAGATGTGTGCAATCTCAGACATGTTACTAAATACCGTCTTCTGTCTTTTTGTTTTTGTTACTGTATTTGTTTCTGTGCTCATAATGCTAATTCAAGTTGAATGCCTAACAATAAATTTCTCTCTTCTTGCTTCTTTACCAGATGATCAATAGTGCTTTTGCACTCTTTGATCATATCCTCTTTACCATCATCACCGTAGTATCCAAAGCAGGAATCTACATGATTCTCATCGGCATCTTCTATTGTGAAACCGTAAACTTCACCTTTACTTTTTATTTCTTTCAGCATAAGATTCTTTCATTTTTTGTATACTTTCTAGGGTATGTTTTTTTCCCTTATTATATTCACTTATTTTTCTTTTAAACTCCTCACTTCGTTTAACTGCTCCATATTTGTTACCTTTCATCCTATCAGTAAATTTTTTTATAACTTCTTCATTAGGTTTTTTACCTTTATGAGATTCTGATAATTTTTTCTTTGTTTCTTCTGATGCTTTTCTTCCTTTATTGTAGGTATTTCCTTTTGCTGCTTCTCCTATTTTTTTCCTACCTTCTTCTGATAGTACAACACCATTTATTTTTCTAGTAGCTACTCTTTTTTGAATAGATTCTGTAGATTGTTTATTTAAATTGTCTATTCCTGTTTCATTTAAATTATAGCCATATTCTCTATCGTGCACTTTTAACAGTTTAGCCCAGTAATCTTCTCTTTCTATTAAAAAATCTTTTTCACATGTTTCTATTTTTTCAAATTTGAAACTTTCCTCCCCATACTTGTTCCATGCTGTTTGTAGATGTATATTTTTATGTATATTTCTTCTTAACGCATAATAATGCCCGGATTTTCTAGCTACAACATTATTAGCTAGTCCTATGTATATTTTACCATTAACAGTATTAGTTATACTATATATTCCAGATTTCATAAAACAACTATAGCACCAACATATAGGTGCAACAGTACTCTGATAAGAGAGGACTTCCTATATGTGGTGCTTTATATTAAGTGGAATAATTCAATTTGATCAGGTACTGTTGCAGTACAAAAATACTATATTGTTTTTATATTTTCTACTATCTGCTTTTTTTTCTTTTCTATAGTATAATCTATTATATTTTTTGCATCTTGTATTGCAGACTTCATACCTTCATCTCCATAATATCCATAGCAAGATTCGTCTATATCTTCTATATTATAACCATATACTGAATTTGTAAGGTAATTGTCATACACCTCTACTTCTCCATCCAAGTAATTATTTGCTTGTTCAGGAGTCCATCCTTCTGCTTCTATCTTGTCTTTGGTTATGTATATCCACCCAATTTGCCCAGAATCCCACCTGCAGCTAAATGAACTTGTACTGATCGTAATACCCGAATGGTCATACAGATACAAACCCTTGATGATTGTACCCTTCTCTTCTATTGCTTTGAACAGATCAGCTCTGTCCATATCATCATAACCACCTGTCTCTTCATATTGCTTATCCTGGTACTCACTTCTATCTATCCCAGCCAGCTCATACAGAAGATCTATTGGCTCCTGATAGTTCTTGCTTATGGGACGACCATCTTCCATATCACCCAAATTGTACCTTGAGTGCCAGCAACACATAACTCCCGCAGAATCCCAATCTGTACGTGGATTGCATGGATCTTGGTCATATTCTACTTTGATGGTATAACCTTTGTATTCTTCTGTACTATAGTCCATTGTTTTGATTTTTGTATTTTTCCATCAACTCTTCTTTCTCATCTACACATAGATCATTCCAACTATCTGTAAGTTGATCTGCTATATCTTTTGCAGTATCTAAATGCAGATCACGTTCAACAAACACTTTCTTCTGATCTTCTGTATCAAGGTCATTAAACCAATCATTTACTGGTCCTTCATCACAGATTGTAAACTCTTCATCATCAGTTTTCCATTCTTCTTCAGTTATCAAATAGCCTATTCTGTTTACCCAGTGATAGCCGGCAGTAACACCGAACCATCCATCACAATCAATAACTGTCCATATACGCTTCGGATCACAAGATCTTACAAACTCAAGCTCTTTATCATAGGTCTCAAACATTTTATTTTCAAAAGAACCATAGTTAGTAAGATGATTTTCTACAAGAGTGTATTTATTATAAAAATCATCTATTGTGTTTTCTTTATTTTTGTTCATAATATTTCCATTTATAATTTTTAACTGTATTGCATTTTTGTTTACAACATTTTGTTATAGATGTAGAATGTGTTTTTAATTCCTCTGCTGCTTCTTTACTTGAGTCCCATATCTTTATAACGGTACCATCCAAATCAAGTTGCATCACCTTTATTTTATTACTTGGTCTGCCTTTTTTGTTGGCAATTTTAGCCCTCTCACTTCTTCTTTTACGTTCTTCAATGCCTTTACTTGTTTTATAGAAGTCTTTTACAGCTTGGGTTATTTTAATCTTTATATCTTCCGAATGAGGGATATCTTTTCTACGACTATTTCCTTGCATTCTTTTTGACTGATTAAGTGTCCATTCTTTATTATGACAAGTAGTACCTTCTCCTCCATTTGTCATATTACACAATGTACCTAATCCAAGATCTTTTCTACCGTATAGAGATATAAATTCTATCTCTTTTCGAAATGCAATTTCTTTAGAATCAGTTTGGTAAATTATTTCTACAATATAATTGGTGGACTTTACTATATTTTTCCAGTAAGTATTCCGGTGTACTTTGGAGTGGGCTCTTTTGTAGTAAGAACTTTTTTCTAAATCTATATGTCCAACACCTATATAAAAAGGTTCATTCTTATCAAGCCGGATATGCCTATATAAGTAGTATGTAATGCCCATAATAATATAAGACACCTGCACACAGGTGCAACCATTTCCTGATAAGAGGAGATGTCCTATGTGAGGTGTCTTTTATTTAGTGTAGAAGAAATCAAAGAGAATCAAGAAATGGTTGCATTGCAAAGATAAAAAACATTTTTCTTTTTATCAAAAAATGCAACCTTCAAAAGATGAATGTTTGTCTATATGATTTTCTACAAGAGTATACTTCTCTAAAAAGTTATCGTAAGTCAATGATTTCCCTTCTTGTTGGGGATTTTGTTCCTGTTCCATTTTGTATTTCATTTAGTTCAAATAAAAAGGCCAGGTATTCCTTTACGGTTATACCTGGCTCTTCTTCAATCAGCTTGTCTATTTCCTTCTCCGAGAGATGATTTAATCGTCCCAAGGAAGACCGAGAGACCTTGCACTTTTCAGTGGTTCCTTGGTTCCCGGCAGTGGCTTTTGTTTTTCGCATTTTGCTTCTTCTGTTCCTTTGTTCTTTGTTCTGCACCAGTTAATTGCATGTTCCTCA